ACCAGTATAAAGTGTTTGCACCGCCAATCCGTGACGAAAGTCTTATCAATGGATTCAATACAATTCTTCGCAGGATTGAGTTTAACGTAGGTCTCGCCTATGGAACATTAAGTGATCCAAACACAGTCGATAAGACTGCAGAAGAAATTAAGGCAAGTAAACAGCGATCATACAGCACTGTATCTGATATTCAGAAAGCTCTGCAAAAAGCATTAGAGCAGTTAGTTTATGCAATGGATGTGATCGCACAACTTGCCAATCTGAATGGCGGAAAGAAATACGAGATTAGTTTTGATTGGGATGACTCCATTGTGATAGACAAAGAACAGGAACTGCAGAGTATGCAGCAGGATGCAACAGCAGGACTGATCCGGAAAGAAATATACATTGCGGCAAAGTATGGAGTATCTGAAGAAGAGGCGTTGAAAATGATGCCGGCACAGGATGATCGCTTCAATATCCAGGAAGAGTAGGTGATCATAGATGCTTGATCCGAAGTATTTGGAACGCTTCTCTGATCAGTTACTTGGCATTATTGACACTCTGACAATAGCGATCATATCTGATATGGCAAAAAGAATCGTAAAGATGGGAAATGTATCAGAGTCAACAAAACATCAGGCTGAAGTTTTACAGAATGCAGGTCTTGTTTATAAAGATACGATCAAGCGAGTAAGTCAGGTATCTGGATATCAAAAGCATGAAGTTCAGAGAATGTATGAAGAAGCAGGTGTTAGGAATTTAAAGAATGAGGCTGTATATTACAAACAGGCAGGCAAAGAAGATATTAAGTTAAATCAGTCCAATGGAATGCAGAGAATCTTGCAAGCAAATATCAGAAAAACATGCCAGGAACTTGATAATCTCACGATGACAACCGCAGTAAGATCACAGTCAGCTTACATACAAGCTTGTAATAGAGCACAGATGAAAGTTAGTTCTGGAGCATTCAGTTATGACA